AGGCTACTAAAGGCGCTAATGACAGCTTCGCAGACCTAGGCAAAAAGTTCGCAAAAGTAGGCGCAAACATAGCTAAAGTTACAGCCGCTGTTGGTATCGGTATCGGTGTATTGGCAGTTAGTCAAATCAAGAAAGCTATAGACGCAGCTAGCGATCTCTCAGAGGCAACTAACGCGGTAGATGTATCTTTCGGAGATGCAGCAGAAGGCATTCTAGAGCTAGGTGAGAATGCAGCTAGAGGGCTAGGACTTTCTAAAACGGAGTTGTTTGGAATTGCTACACAGTTCTCTAGTTTCGCCGGGACTATTGCAGGAGAAGGCGGAAACATTGTCCAGGTGGTTGATGAGATCTCACAGCGCGGAGCGGACTTCGCCTCAGTATTTAATCTAGATGTAGGAGATGCACTAGCTAAATTCCAGTCAGGACTAGCAGGGCAGTCAGAACCGCTAAGAATGTACGGCATAGACCTAAGCGCCGCAGCAGTAAAAGCTCACGCCCTAGAAAAGGGAATCACAGACGGCACGCGCGAAATGACGGAGGCAGAAAAGGTCACAGCGCGCTATAGCTTGCTAATGCAAGAAACTACAGACGTGACCGGAGACTTTGCGAACACCTCAGACGGGCTTGCTAATCAGCAGCGCATACTCAAGGCAGAAATAGAAACCACTCGCGCAGAAATCGGCGAAAAGTTCATGCCTATAATGCAAGACTTTCAAAGCTTTATTCTAGAAACAGTTATCCCGGCGGTGCAAGACTTCTGGGCTTCTATTATTGACCCTAGCGGCGAAGCTCAAACGCAGATAAAAGCTATAGGTGACGCAATAGACGTATTTGCTCAGACTTTTGGCATAGCTTCTGGCAAAGTAACCTCAGATCAGATCTTCAACTGGTTAGGTGATGGAGTAGTCCAGGCAATCAAGGCGCTAACATTCCTAAGCGTCTTTGCGCAAGAAACCTTCGAAGGGCTAGACCTACTACTAGGTGGTCCAGATGCTCGCTACAGTAGCAACGCCGGGCAGAAGCTTGCAGGAATACAACAGCTTCTCGGCGCTCGCAATAAAGCAACGCAAGCAGCAGACAGAATCAAGTTTGCTCCAGACATGCAAGCAGGCGGCGGAGAGTTTGCTAGACAGGGCAGTATCTCTCAGGGCGGCAGGGGTCGCTTCGATCAGTTTGGCAACGCCATCACTATAAACATCAACCGGGCTAACGTAGACGGGCAACAAATCATCAACGAAATCAACAACACCCTAAAGACGCAGGGCAGCAGAAACCTTCTCCGATGACCTCCATAGCTAACTTCAACATAACTAGCGATCTCAAGGTTGAGTTTTTTCTTCCAGACACTTCAGAGAATGCTTTTATTGTTGGCATTAGCACACTAGGCAGCGCGAGAGTTCTTTCTAGCGGCAACCTATTTATCCTAGATCAGAGCTTGCTAGGCGGAGCTAACATTCTAGGCGGCGGTGGTGAACAGGCATTTACCTGGCAGAACTTATCTTGCAGCGTAAACCTAGCTAACCTAGAAAACGGCGGAGCAATACAAGATCAACTTTACTTCCAACCTCAGCCAGCGGCAGCGCGCCTAACTTTGCAAACCTACGAATACGACCCTTCTACTAATTCCTCATTTCGCCCAGGTGTTCCGGTCAGAGTTAGACTAGAAAAAGATTTAGTAGATGTCACAATCTGGTCAGGCATTATTGACAGCATTGGCGGCACTTACACAATAGATGGTAAGAACCTACTGCAAGTAATCGCTTACGACACTATGAAGCAGCTTCTAAACACTCGACTAGTGGAATTCGACAGCTCAAACGCCGAGGGCTACGTTTCGCCACTCGAGCAGCTAGAGATTATAGCTAACGACTACGGCAGCAGCATTAGCGCGCTAAGCAAGCCTGCAGCAGGGCGCATACCCTCAGAAGTCCTTAGTGAGGTAATACCTCAACTTCTAATCGAGGAAGCCATACAAGTAGGGCTAGGGCTGTTCTGGATAGACAGCAGTACTCAGGAGTTTGTCTTTATCCCTAGACCAGATCCAAGCATCTTGCCAGACTTCCCAGTAGGCGGCGGATACTTTACGCTAGGGCAATCTGAGCTAGGCGGCATAGATGTCTTAGGTTCAGGGCAGATAGTTTACACAATCGGGAATAATCACGAAACTCTCTACCACTTATGCATGACAAACATAAGGACACTGTCTAGCAGTGATGAGGTATTCAACTCGCTTAGGGTTGAACTAAAGTCAGATCCAGACACTTTTGTAATCAGAGAAAACTCGGATTCTATTTCTCTTTACGGCACTTATGCAAAAGACGTAACACTCAATACAACAACGACAGAAGAACTAGAGAGGTGGTCGAGCTTAGTTTTCAACCAATCGCCTACTGACCTAGTGCAAAATGTAGAAACACTGACCCTAGACAGGCAGGGAAACTTGACAGAGGCGGCTTTCCTACTTCCAGGCGAACTAATCGGAGTGGACTTCTCGCAGGATACTCTAGAGATTCTTGATTACTACACCATCATAAAAGCGAGTCACTTCATTGACTCGAACACTTGGCTGACTACACTAGACCTATGGAAAGAGGCATAGCATGACCTACAAAATATTTGCAAACGGCAATCCACTGCAAGCGAGCGAGCTAAACCTAAATCTAATGCAGCAGGCTATTGCTGTCTTTGCAGATGCAACCGCTAGGGAAGCTGCTATCGCAACTCCGGTAAACGGTCAGTTTGCTTACCTAACTGGGACTAGCAACCTAACCAAGTACAACGGGGCAGCCTGGGAGAATGCAATCCCTAATACAACCCCTACTGTCAGCGAGCAGGCAACTTCTAGGGCAATAGTCGCAGGAGATGCCAACAGCTTTATCTATGCAACCGCAGCGATTACAATAACGGTAGATGATGAGCTTGCTATCGGCGAATCAGTTAATTTTATTCAGAACACAGCAGGCGCTATAACTTTCGCAGCAGGCGCAGGAGTAACCCTAAATTCTAAAGAGGCGCTGCTAAACACTAACGGACAATTCACCGGGGCAAGCCTTACTAAGAAAGCGACAAACAGCTATTACCTAATTGGCGATCTCGCATGAGCCTAATTAAATTAGGATTCTGGGCAGCTTCAGGAGCAGGCGGAAGTAGCTTTTATCTTTCTATTTTAGGCGGCGCAGAGGATGAAATCTTTTATTCCTTAGCTTTAGATAGTGACGGCAATCTTTTTAGCTCGGGCGAAACAAGGTCTGATGGAGCTGGCGCGCAGGATTTTTTGATAGTCAAACATGATTCAGAAGGCGCTGTAGAGTGGCAAAGGACTTTAGGAAATTCAGACGCAAACGTTGTAGGCCGAATTGGGCTAGATTCCTCCAATAATCTTTACTTATCTGGACTAACTAACGTAGCAGGGATAAATGAGGGTGTTTTAGCAAAGTATAATTCAGGCGGCACCATCCAATGGCAAAAAAACATAGATGGAACAAACGATGACAGGCTCAGCGCCGTTAATGTTGATTCTTCAGATAATGTCTACTTTGCAGGGCTAACAGTTCCTGCAACTCGCTCAAATGCGCTTCTAACCAAATACAACAGCAGCGGCACTTTACAATGGCAAAGGACTTTAGGAGGGGCTGAAAACGAAAGTTGGAACTCTATCTCTTTTGATTCCTCTGATAATGTTTATGTCTTGGGTAGATCAAACACTGCGGGCGCTGGCGGTGATGACATTCTGATGGCGAAATACAACAGCAGCGGCACTTTACAATGGCAGAGAATTTTGGGCGGAACAGGCACAGACAGTGGCGCAGCGTTAGAGGTTAGTTCAAGCGGAAACGTTTATGTTTGTGGAAGCACTAATTCAGAGGGTCTTGGCTCGAATGAAGCAATTTTGGCTAAATATAACACTAGCGGCACTTTACAATGGCAGCGCATACTTGGCGGAACAGGTCAAGATGATGCCAAGGCAATCGTCATAGACCCAGATGAAAATCTATATATCGCAGGCAACACCGCATCAGAAGGGGAAGGCAGTTGGGATTATTTTTGGGCAAAATACAATTCATCAGGCACTTTGCAGCTTCAGCGAACCTTAGGCACAAGTGGCTTTGATTTTGGAGCATGGGCGATCAAGTTAGATTCTAGTGGGGCGCTTTACATGAGTGGCCGAGTAGACGCAGGAGCAGGCGCAGCAGATGCCTTTATAGCAAAACTGCCCGTTGATGGTTCTTTAACGGGAACTTATACTTTAGATGGAGTGGATTTTGTTTATCAGGCATCAGGTTTAACAAGTGCAACAAGCACACTAACAGCTGCAACAAGTTCGCTAACAGCTGCAACAAGTTCGCTAACTAGTTCTGCTATTTCACTCACAGACGCTTCATCTTCCCTAGTTCAAGAAATTGTAAACCTCTAGAAAGGCAGAAATGTTATACATAAATTCCGATAACGAATACCCTCGGCACATAGGGGACATTCACCTAATCTCGCCTAACTTTGTCGAAGGGAACACGCTCCCGGTTGGTTGGAAAAAGGTGCAAGAAACAACTCGCCCAATACCCGGCAAGGATAAATTATCGCTAGAAGCTTTCCCTACCGAGGTAGATGGCGTAATGAAGCAGACCTGGACAGTTCGCAAACTGACAGCGGACGAATTAGCGCGTAGAGATGCGCCTGCTAACGCCAGGGCAAAACTAATTGAGCTAGGACTTACAGAGCTAGAGGTAAACGCGCTGGTATCAGGTCTAGTTAGATAAATAAATGTCTGAGCAGATACCGAGAAGCAGCACACAGCAGCAGTTACTACTAAAGCTAGTAGGTGACATGGCAGAGGTGAAAGCCGGGTTCAAGATGCTGCAAGATCACGAAGACAGAATCAGAGAGCTAGAAAAGGCTCGCTGGAAGAACGCTTGGATTACCGCTTTCGCTTCTGCTGCACTGACCGCTTTCGCTGTGACCGTTGTTTCGCAGGTACTAATTTGAGATACCCACTTCCTAAAGCAAGCATCACAGCACTCTATGGAGCTACAGCTAACAGGACTAGCCCACACCGAGGATTAGACTTTGGCGCTGCAACTGGCGCTTGGATCACAGCCCCGGAGACAGGCACAATAGTAGTAAACACTTGGAGCGATGTTCTGGGTAATTGTTTAGTTCTGCGTTTCTGGCATGAGGGTAAAAAGATGCCTATGTACCTAGGCTTTGCTCACTTGAAAGTAAAGAGCAAGCACAAGGTAGGCACTAAAATCTGGGAGGGTAACCAGTGGTTCGCAGCAGTTGGGAATACTGGGAGCGCATCACGCGGTAGCCATCTTCATCTAACCTACGGAGACACGCCTAAGCACATCTTCTACGGTCAGACTTTTGACCCACTAGCCCTATTGGAAAGGTACGCAAAATGAGATTCAACCCACAGATCAGAAAAGCAATCTACGCGGCAGTAGCCGGATTAGTGCCGCTTCTAGTAATCGCCGGAATAGTTACCGGAGAGCAATCGCAGCAGATACTTAGCAGCGTCGCAGCAGCCCTAGCATTCTTTGCTTCAGTGATGGCAGTAAAGAACACTGAAGTAAACAACCCTGAGGAATACGAAGATGTAACCGAGGGAATAGAGCCTCCACACATTCCAGGCGTCTAACTTTTTACACCCTTCTTAGACTACTTTTTACACTAGCCTCGAGCGTTGCGCAATCGGGCGCGTTGCCTAGTATTCATGCCACCCCAGATACCATGCTTTTCCTCATTAACAAGCGCAAACTCTAGGCATAAAGACCTAACAGGGCAGACTTTACAAAGGTTTATAGCTGATCTCAGGTTAGTATTAGGTGAGCCACCATCGGGAAACCACGCGTCAGGATCAGAAGTCTGACATGCGGTTTGCCCGGTCTTTCGTATGCCTTCTGCCAATGCAGTTAGTGCTTGCTCTGA